GGTACTTGGATGAGCATCAAATTCACTATAACTATTTTCTTTTGGTAACTCTTTGTTACCTTTAGTCCACTCTATTCGTGGGGTTAAGTTACTCATATTCTCTCCACCTGTTTGTTGTCTAAAATGTTTATCTCCTTTTCTTAACTCTACTGTAACCCATTTTATCAATTCGGTAACAGCAATAAGGTCTTCTGCTTTTTGCATCTTTCTTTCAGGACTATTGTCTGTTATGAAGTCAGCAAGTCTATCTACCCCAGTTCTTTTTTTCTCGTTATTCTTTTTGCGTTTACCCCTATCAGAATAAGTAGGAGTAAAGATTCCGGCGTCAGTAGATGTAAAGGCTGTGCCTCCACTATCTCCAAATCCTCCGCCATCACCTTCTTTTTTTATATCAGTCATGTTTTTATTACCTATTCATTGTCGTCATCAATTGAAAGGCTTGTAATAGCTGTATCTTTTTTAGTTTTAGTAACTTCCTGTTTGTTTCTACTAAACTTATTACCGTAATTAATCTTAGCCTTCTCCACATGGGTTACCCCAGCTTCGGATAGATGCGCAATGTAATCTATATTATTTTGTGAAAACCACATTTTACTATATTCAGGATTAACTTCTTTTATTATAGGTGATGTAAATCCCCTCTCTCCCAAGGACTCTATAAAACCTTTACTTAAAGTTAATTCATTTTTATTGGCTCGGGCTTCTGCATATTCGTCTATGTCTCTTTCCTCATGAGGTGCTTTGTCCGCCCAAGTAGGAGTTATGCCCCCAGTTCTTCCTTTAAATTTTCTTTTGTGTCTAGGTATAGATTTCTCCATAAGTTGAAGGTCTTCTTCACCTAGTTCTTCTTCCTCTGGTGGAGCACCTTCAGGCATAGGCATTTGTGCTTGTTGCTCTTGCATCATCTCTTGTTGTTGCATCTGTTGCTCTTGCATTTGCATCTGTTGCTTAGATTGGGCTAATCCCATAGCTTGTTGTTCACCTTCCATCTGAGCTCTTGGAACAGGTTTACCACTAACAACAAAGTCAGCTTCCCAAATTGGAACATCTTGTTCTTTTAATTTAACATCAAATCCCATCTGAGAGAATTGATTTACAATTTGAATCTTCTGTTGAGCAAATGCTAGACGAGTATTCTCAGCCTTCTCTTCTGGTTGAGGTAGCTTTAATTCATAATCAGTTATACCAAATGCTTTTAATAACTGTGGAAATACTTTCTCGTGAAATAATCTTTGGTCACCCTCAACTACACGACTCATAACAACTAACTGTTGAGTTTGTGTAGACATACCACCAAAAGCCTCTGGCGCTCCCTGCCATGCCGGCGTAACACCCCACATAGCGGCAACACGTTCTCTAACTTCTTCTCTTACTGGTAAGTAATCCATTTCTTGTAATGAATGGAATAACCTAACCATATCTACTCTACCTCTTTGGTTTCTAGCAGATACAGCTACCATTGGTATATAGTTGGGGTCTAACCTTGTTTGGGCTGCTATATGTTCTCGTTCCCTACGTAAGGATTCTGGGTCATCAGTAGTTACCATTAACATACTTGCGGGCATTTTTCTTTCAAAGAAGTACCTATAAAGATTCTTATCCATACCTACTAGTGTTAAAGCTTTTTCAAAAATAGTAAGTAGTGGACTCCAACCATATGTTTCAGTGGGACTGAACTTACTTAAGTGAATTATTTCTCCATCTGTCAAATAAAGATGTTGACTTCTATGATAATACTTATACATAGCTGGATGTAAATTAACATTACAATCATTTGTTTCGCATACTCCGGGTACATCTTGTATTTTCTCTCTGTGAATTGGGCAAAGAAAGTGAGCATTCTTTGGTAATCCAGTTGTGTCTAAATCAAATTCAACTAGTGCCGGGTTTAGACGCCTAATTTCTTGTAGTCTAGATGTAACCTTACCATCGCCACTGTCTTTGTATTCTTTAGCAAGATATAAGAATCCATCATCAAGGCTGTTAACATCAAAATGAAATTGTCTAAGGACTTCTTCCATACTTTGGTCAAATACATTACAATCAAATCTCCATTTGTTTAGTCGGTCTTTTTGGTCAGTATCTGGATTTTCAACTGTAGCAACTATTTCAAGTCCCCGCCTAAAAACCTCACCTGTTATGTGGTTTAGGGGACCACGAATTTCCTCAACTGACATTGCAACCGTTTGTAAGTCTTGTACAAGTTGTTGTCTGTACGCCATTTGATGGCGAACCCACGTATTTACTACGTGGTCTAATCCTATTGTAGGTGCTCTACCTGTATCCCCAGAAGCTTTCATAACATCCAACAAACTAATTTGTTTATTCAAATCAGCCATTTGTTGGCTCATTTGGGGAACTTGTGGTAAATACTCAGATAACTTCATATTTATTCCTTACTTAAATTAGACATATCTTGCATGGAAACTAATTTTAATATGTTATCCATAGCTTTCTCTTTAAGCTCATAATCTTCCTTATGAGAAGTATTTCTAATCACTTGTGATTTATCCTCTTCAAGCCTTAATATTTTAGATTGGAGTTCTTGTATTTCTTTATCTCTATCCAAAATTACTGCTTCTAATTCAGCTTCCCCAGCTCCAAATTGAGCGTTCGCTATTGCCCCTGTCCTTCCGGCTTCAAGCACTAAGGCTTGGAACTGACCTTCTGTAAGCAACGTTACTGATGGGCTATCATCTGGAATATCAGAATCGGCATCAAGACTTCTAATATCATCGTGCCAAGTATCTAAAATTCTCCATGTACGTGTTGACTTATCTCTTAAGGCTGCATACTGCATCTCATTAGTGGCCAATATATTTCCTATGGGCATACTTTTGCCTCCTATACTATTTACTAAATGCTTTTCTTAATTCTTTAGAATTATACCCAACTATAGCGGTATCTCCCACCATAGTTACCGGGGTAACTTTGTAACCTCTATTAATAAGTTCCATTCTATTTTCTTCGTTTTCAACGTTTTTTTCTATAAAAGGCACATTGTTTTCTGTTAACCAAGACTTGGTCATCTTGCAAGGCCCTCAACCGTTTGATGTGTATACAATCGTATCCATTTTAATACCACCTTTATATTATACTCTATAATTTATATTTACTCACGCAACAACACAGGCGCTCCAACCACAATTCTTACATGTTTCACACCCAGACTCCATTATTATGTTAGGTATGTTGCAGCAATCCTCACCCCCCTCGACAATCTGCGGCCTTACTGGTTCATACTCTATAGATGGGTCATCCTCATTTGATAATGGAAAAGAAAAAGATAGTTGAGTTGCTTCTTCACCACTCCCTTTAACCAATACTTCTTTATCCCTAGAGCCAGCTCTATAAACAGTAATACCTTTACATTTGGTTTCCCATGCTAATAGATAAGCGTTCTCTACATCTTGTATAGTAGCCCCATTAGCAAAGTTAATAGTCTTTGAAATTCCACTATCTACATGTTTTTGAAATGCTGCTTGCATTAATACATGGGCATCCGGAGATATTTCTGGTGCTGTGGAATAAACATTTTTAGCCCACCTAGGAACGTTATACTCTTGTGGAGAGTTTGATAGGATTCCCCCTTCGGAAAGATAATCCATCAATCCTTCAGAATAAAAATTATATTCCTTAGCATCTTGTTTAAAATACTTATTAACATAGTTAACTGATTGACCATCTAATATATTCTGCTTTTTCCAAACTAAAGCAAAAGTTGGTTCTATGCCACTAGATGTATCAGCTATCATACTTATAGTTCCTGTTGGAGCTACAGTTAATCTACAGTGATTCCTGTATGCTTCATCTTCACCATAGGTACTATTATCCCACGCAGGAAAAGTTCCTCTAGTATCAGCTAGACTTATAGATTCATCATCTGACCATCTACGAATAGATGCCATAAGAGTTTCCCCTATCTCTCTAGCTAGTTCATCGCTATACGCAATCTTCAACTGGATAAGTAAGTCAGCAAAACCCATTACCCCAAGACCTATTTTACGAGTGGATTTAGTCATTTCTTCTATTTCTGGTGTAGCATAATAATTTGCATCAATAACATTATCTAAAAAACGAGTAGATAAGCGTGTTACTTTCTCTAACCTATCCCAATCTATTTGAGCCTTCCAAGGTTCTTCTACAAGTTGAATATCTTTATTCCTGAAAAAACTAGCTAAATTAATAGACCCCAAATTACAACTCTCATTAGGTAGTAATGGTTGTTCTCCACAA